TTCGCCAGAGCAACAAATGCAAAGGTTGGAAAGTGCTGGTCTTAATCCAAATATGGCTTATGGTTCTGGAAGTGTTGCAGGAAATACATCAGGACAAATGCCTAAATACAATGCACCGCGCGTAGATTATAACTATAAACCGCCAATTAACATGCCTGATATGTTAGGACAATTTACTCAATTAGTCAGGTTCAATGCGGAAATGGATTCATTAACAGAAATACGCAATTTTAATGCGTATAAAGCTAAAAACGAATATCTTAATACATTGTTAAAAACTCAGCAGTTAAACAAAGGTGACTTGGATGTATCTTTACAGCGCGAGTTATGGAAATCTAATCTGGCTCAGGGAATTGCAGAAGCAGATAAGGCACAATGGGAGGCAAAGTTAAGGCGTGAGCAAGTGGAAGGTGCAACTCTGGGAAATGTTGAAAAAGTGGCAGATATATTATTCAAGCAAAGGCGAAATGATTGGATGGCTATGGGAGTAACTACGTCAGATGATTGGAGGTTGCGCCAGTTTGCTACGGCTGTTCTAAAAACTGGAGCATGGACAAAAGAAGAAATTCAGTCATTCTATAAAAATGAGGCTAATATTAAAGCATCAGCTAAGCCAAAAGAAAACAGGAGCATAAATACAAATGCGCCTTATTTTCCAAAATGGAGAGTACCGCGACCATATGGAAGAAATAAGTATATTGGCGGTGAATTAGGTGAAATAGGTTACTAAACAATTAAATCTAAAAACTATGTATCGAGACAGACATGCAAAAAGTCAGTACCGCAATAAAAGGCGGGGCGGTGGTTTTCGTGCCAGAAAATCACAGAAGGTCAAGTTCTCACGCGGAGGTATACGTTTATGACATACTGTCCTTCTCCTATATCCGTATTAGTCGGAAGTGTGGAAAAGGTCAGGGTATCAGTACCCTGCGGAAAGTGCATGATATGCCTACAAAATAAAAGAGCAGAGTGGACACAACGTCTGGAGCATGTTTTAAAGGACGCTCATTCTGCTTACTTTATTACTCTTACCTATTCAGACGAGTTCATTCCTAAAAATCAAGAGGGACGGTCAGTTCTGAGCAGAAGGGACGTACAGCTATTTCTAAAGCTTTTAAGACACGCAAACCATAAAGCGTGGTTCTCCAATGCCTTTATAAAAGAATTGCATCCAGAAGGCTATAAACCGCCAAAAATCAAATATTTTTTGGTAGGTGAATATGGAGAGAAGTCTTTACGTCCCCATTATCATTTAATAATATTCAATCTTCATCACAACGCAGTTGAAAAATTAACTGGTTTATGGGAGAAAGGATTTATTAAGGTTGGGACTGTTACAGGAGCGTCTATTAGGTATACTCTAAGCTATATGTTATCTAATTTAGATATGGACTTACCAAAAGATTTAAGGTCTTTCATGACTGGTTCTAAATATCTAGGAATCGAGTATGTAATGAAAAATCGGGAATTTCATAAAAGAAGTCAGTCTAATTTAGTGGCATCGCATCCAGATAAGACAGTACCGTTAAACAGTTACGCTAAAAAAAAGATATTTAACAAAGTCGAGCGTGAAAACTTAAAATGGAAAACTATCAAGGCTATGGATGCGAGAGAAGCGAGAGCTATTCAAGAAGCGGAAGCTAAAGGATTAAATTATTATGTTGAAAAAGCGTCACAGATAGACGCAAAAATCAGGTTATTAAAAAAATCATTAAAACGTAAAGAATTATGAAAATTTTCAATCAAGGCTTATTTAATAAGCCAAAATACAATGTGTTTGACTTATCGCATGAGCGTAAAATGTCTATGAATATGGGTAAACTTGTGCCTATACTATTACAGGAGGTTGTACCAGGAGACATATTTCGTGTGAATACAGAAATGTTAATAAGACTAGCGCCAATGTTAGCGCCAGTAATGCACAGAATAAATGTCTTTACTCATTATTTCTTTGTTCCCAATAGGTTAGTATTTAACGGATGGGAGGAGTTCATAACAGGAGGTGAACAGGGTACAAGTACGTTAGCACCGCCAATTATGACAATGGATGAAACAAATAAAAATTATTTTCTTAAAGGTTCGTTGGCGGATTATTTTGGTCTTCCAGTAATGAGTGATACGTCAACTTATACGGGTGCTGAAAGGATTTCAGCGTTGCCGTTTAGGGCATATCAAACTATTTATAATGAGTATTACAGAGACCAAAATATAACTAGTAAAGTGTCGTTTGGTAAGGATTCGGCTGTTGGTAGTGATTATGCTGTATTATGCGCGTTAAGGACTCGCGCATGGGAAAAAGATTATTTTACAAGTGCCTTACCATGGTCTCAGCGCGGAGCGCCAGTTATAATGCCTTCACAGATTACATATAGGGACCCAGCGTTAGGTTTATCAGCTACAGGTGACGTATTATCAGGTCCTGTGGAAATGGATGTGTCAGGGCGTATGACAGTTACAACGGACGCAGGAGCAGACCAACTAGCAACCTTAGATAATATTGAGAGTTTATCAACTCCTGTCAATGATTTGAGGGTTGCTGTTAGGTTGCAAGAGTGGTTAGAAAAAAATGCGAGAGCAGGAAGTAGGTATATTGAGCAGATTCTTGCTCATTTCGGAGTTAAGTCATCAGATTCTCGCCTTCAGCGTCCTGAGTATCTAGGCGGAGGTAAAAATCCAGTTGTTATAAGTGAGGTATTAAGTACGTTTGAAAATGCAGAAGTGGCACAGGGTACAATGTCAGGTCATGGCGTTAGTTCTGGGGCACAGCATGGTTTTCAAAGGTTCTTTGAAGAGCATGGTTATATAATTGGAATCATGTCAGTAGTTCCCAGAACAGCGTATCAGCAGGGAATTGAAAAGCTATGGACAAAAGAAGATAAGTTCGATTATTATTTCCCTGAGTTTGCTCAATTGGGAGAGCAGGAGGTAAAAATGAGGGAAATATTTGCAGGGTTTGATGGCGAAGGTGACACAACTTTCGGTTATCAGAGTAGGTTTGCAGAATATAAGTATAAACAATCTTCTGTTCATGGTGACTTTAGGGATTCATTGGCTTATTGGCATCTTGGAAGGGTGCTAGAAGCACCGCCAGTATTGGGCACTCCCTTTATAGAATGTAATCCAGATGATAGAATATTTAATGTTATCAATGAAGATGTTCATAAACTGTGGTGTCAGGTGTATAATAATGTTCAGGCTAAGCGCCTTATGCCTTACTTTAATGTGCCTACTATCTAGTGGGTGTGTTACTTTTCGGGAAATAACCCACTGGGACAAAAAAAGTCCCGAAGTGGGTTATTCTCGAATTGTAGAAAAAAAATATTCATTAACAATTAAAAAACAATTCAGATATGAAAAACGAAAAACAAAGGACTGTAATTAACTGGGCTAAGTGGAAAGCATCAATGATAAAAAAAGAGCAACCGATTGGACACAATACGGTTGTTCAAAACGATGCGTTAAGCATAAAGGAAATATTACAAAGGTCAATCGAGGGTAATATTCCGCCAGTCATACAGGATGGACAGTATGACAATTTGGATTGGGACAATCCTATAACTAATCTGAGAAAACCCGATGTGGATTTGTCAGATATAATGCGCGAAAGTGAGAGAGCGCAGGAAATCATTTCTTCCGCGAAGCGGATTAAAAACGTTAAAAATGTATCAGAGGAAACGAAAGTAATTGAAAATGAGCCGATTGTAAAGAGGGGCGAAGCGAAGCGGAGCAACCGATTGAAGAAAGGCGAAATTGAAAGTGACGAAGTTTCCGATGAGTAATTTTTAACGGAATCTTTTTATGACGAAATGATGATAAAAAAGCAAATAACACTATATATAGGATTTAATAATATAGTGTTATTTGACAATGTGTTGATAATCAATTATCAATACAATGTAAAAAAAAGAGTTATTTTTAACTAAAAAAACGATAAAAAAATGGGAATATTAAGTGGTCTCGGAGGTCTTGCAGGTGGTGCAATTGGAGCATGGGCATCCATGCGACAGGCTAAAATAGAAGCAGAGACACAACGTCAAAATGTGGATAAGACTATAGAAGCAAATAAAGGACTTGCTGAGTATCAATACAGTAAGGACTTGGAAATGTGGCAAAGGCAAAATCAGTATAATTCGCCAGAGCAACAAATGCAAAGGTTGGAAAGTGCTGGTCTTAATCCAAATATGGCTTATGGTTCTGGAAGTGTTGCAGGAAATACATCAGGACAAATGCCTAAATACAATGCACCGCGC